ATCACCAATGATGTTGCCTGCAATGTACAGGGTGCCACCCACATTGAAGTTGCTGGAGCAACCAGCCGCGCCAGTCCCGGGGAACAACCCGAGATAAGCCGCCGCATTGTTAGTGAACCCGGCCATGCCGTCACCACTCCGATATTTCACGTTGACGTTTCCGCCGCTCCCGTTGAGTTCATAGGCCACATTGATCGGAACGGCCGCCCCGTTGGTAAACGTCTTGAGCCCAGCGAACACCTGAGCCACCAGGTTGACCAAACCGCGCTTGGTGGCGCTGGCGTCTACGTTGGGAGCCGGTTGAAATGAGTTCATGGTCAGATCCTTTTAGTCAGGAAAGAAGTTCACGCCGGCAAAACTGGCGTAGTTCTCGGGGTTCGCGGCAGAAGCAATGTTCAGGTAGATCTGGCCGTCCGGTTGGACCACCAAGTTTGCGTCCATGCCCTCAGCCGACATGAGCAGGTTTTCATAAAGGCTCGGACGGTAGCCAGGCGGGAGGGTAAAGATCACCGTGGCCAGGAATGCCCCGGCAACCAGCCCGCGGATCACCACCCGGCCGTTTTCCTTGCGGAACTGAACCAGCCGGTTCCCGCCAGCGTAGTGGCTGCAAGAGTTCTCGAACGGAGGGGCACCACCGGAACCCACGGTGATCCACGGCTCATGAGTGTTGAGCGCGGCAAGGATCCCGTATGCGGCCAGCCGCGCCTGAGCATCCGCGGAAACCGGCACGTCCGCTGAGGCCACCAGCGGATCTTGGTACTCCGCACCCGTGACCCCCATGGTGATAAGATCCCTCATGGCGTCCGCCACAAGCTGGGCCCGCTCTTTCTCCCAAGCCTTGACGATCATGGAGTCTTTACCTTGTTCGTTGAGAGGGTGGACCAGAGCGCCTTGAACGAAGTGATCCCGGCCTTGATGGCCGTGACCGCGGCCCCGGCTGAGGCCAGCGCGGCCCCGGCCGCAACCAGCGCGGGAGAGGCCAGAGCGCCACCGTACATAGGAACCGCGTTGAGCGGGGCCGCGCTGGTAATCGAAGTGCCGGCCGTGCTCAGGCCAGTTCCAGCCGTGGTGGTGTTCGTGTCCAGCATGGTGAGGAATTGATCCAAAGCGTTGAGGAACGCGGTTCCCCTCACAGCGTCCTGAGTACCACTCTCGTTGTGAGCAACACCCAGGTGGAGGGACGTTCCATCCGCGGCCATCCGGGGGCCCTTGTTCCCCCAGACCGCTCGGGCCGTATCGAACTCAGCCAGGACTGACTGAGAGTCCCTGACCCCCATGTGCGCGGTGGCATTGCTCAGGAGGTGGCGGGAAAGATCCACCGGATCCACCTCACCACCGTTGGAGAACCAACGATCAATGGATCGGTCCGTGAACACGAGTGAGCACAGGTCACCCACGGCCACCGGCCAGGTTTCCGCGAACCCACCACCACCGGGGAAGTGGACCGGGACATTTGAGATCACCGGGAGGGACTCAACGATCTCCTGACCGTCCTCACCCTCAACCGAATCCTTGAGCAACGGTTTCACGTCCGCCACTTGCTTGACCGGATCGAAACGCTCGATTCGCCCAACCGTACACACGCGCAACTCAGCCGCCCCGGCCGCAACGTAGGAGCGGATCACCTGAGCAAGAGTCGTGTTGGCTTGATTCACAGTCCTTTGACCTCAAGCGAGGTATACCACTCGGAACCCATGGTGTCACCCGTGTGGTCCAGCTTCTGAACTCGAAACGCACCCTTGACGTTCTCACTTTGCACGGAGACTTGACCCCCGCAAACGATCGAGGGCTGGAGTAGGGACTTGACCAAGAGCCTCGGGGCCTCTCCCTTTTTCTCCGGGTTGGAGAACGCGGGGGAGCCCACCAAGCCTGTCTTGGGGCTGAGCAACACAGCCGGTCCTGGAGCCACACCACCGCGGAGGAATTGAAGCACGCCGCTTTGCACGGACACGGAGAACCCGATCGATTTGGCCACCGAATCGATCACGTCAATGGCCCGTCCGTGGGCCACGTAGCCACGGGCATAAGTGGCCAGACCTCCCCGCGGGATCTCACTTATGGCCGCTTCCAGGTTCCCCGGCTTGAGACTGGTGGCCGCCACGGCTTCACGGAGGATCGTCCCGGGTGACACTCCGGCCGCATAGCTCTTGCTCATGCGCGCGAATGCAAAGATCCTTTCCCCGTCCCCGCTCTGGATCTTCGTCACCCACGTAGGGCCCTCTGACTCGTGTGTGATGTAGCGGGAGTCCCCTGAAAAGATCGAGGCTTCCGTGGTGTCATAACCAGCGGACAGGATGATCGGAACTCCCTTCCCCTGGAGCTTGGCCCGGTTGTCCGGGCTCAGGTTGTAGATCTTGATCTCCGCTGTGTTCGGATCCTTGGCCAGTGAAGCGTGGACCTTGAAAGCGATCCGCAAACCCTTCCCAGGCTCACCCTTGATCTGGACGGTTCCAACGGTCAGGGTGTAGCGGCGTCCAAAGAGTTCCATGGTTACACCCTGAAATCAGCGGGGATCTCACCGATCGGCGTGTAGAGAAGTTGCACGCGCTCACCCAGATCCGCAAACCCCGGATCCAGCCCAGCGCCTGAGGTATCGATCGCTTCAAGCACGCCGGCCGGGCCTGCAATGCCCGTGTGGCGGTTGAGTAGCGGGAGGCCCACGCGGACACCGACCCCGGTAACCAGCGGCACGGAGTCTGAGTCCAGGAGGTTGAAACTCCAGGTCTCATCACGATCGTTCCACTCGAAAGCGAGGATGAAGGCCACACCGTCCAGGTCCACACCCTGAGAGAACCGGGGAGTGGGGTTCGTGATTGGGATCGTGATCATTTCATGAAACTTTCTGGGATCAGTTGCTTGATCCCACCAGAGATCCCCTTGCGGATCTTTTGAATGTAGGACTGTTTCCCCTTGTTCGCGTCCGCGTCATCGGTCCCCTTTTTCCCCTTGTCTGTGGAGGGCTGGGGCTTGCGCTCGGAAGCCGTCACCTGAGGCACGGTGATCGAATCGGCTACCACGCTTTGCTGGAGGGTGATCGTAAACGCTCGGGCCCCTGACTTGGGCTTGTCATCGTTGACCACGATCGTTTGGATCCGCATGGAGTCGTATTGTCTCCAGGGGGTGGACACGGCACACAGCAAGCCGGCCGCTTTCACCTCGATCAGTTCGTTGAGCAACCGAGCGGCCCGGCCTACCTCAGCCGTGGCCCCGGTGCCCCCTCCCGGCCGGCTGAGCGGAGTGTCAGTCAGAGTGCAGTTGAGGGAGAGGGCGTCCGGCTTGTTGGTCCAACCGTCCGTAGTCAGGCCCCCACGCTCCTGAGGGGAGTTCGTGAGGTCGGCTGAGAACGTGGCTTGCCGGGTGGCTGTGTCGAACGGGATCGTTTTAAGCGATTGCCCGCGGGTGAAGCTGAGTTCAGTTGTCATGGCTTAGGTCCCCACCGCGCCTTGGGCGTTGCTGAGTTCGGTTCCGAGTTCTTCCCTCACGGCCTTGCGCACGGCTGAGCCGATGGCGTCCGGGTCAGTGGCGGTTGCGCCTGGCGGGAGGATCACGTTCACGTCACCAATGGTGGTGGTGTTCGAGCCTCCACCCGGGATGTTGCCGGCCCCAGTCTCGTTGAAGCGCGAAGAAACGAAGTTGCCCGCGCTCATGTTCCACCCGTCCAGCTTGTCCACCAGAGGGGCCACGCCGGGAAACTTGGCCGCGAAAGCATCCCCGAACGATTGGCCGCCCGTGTTGAGGGGATCACTCATGCCGGGGAAGCCTCCAGACATGGGCGCGATCTCATCAAGACTGGTCTTCACGTTCGGGTTGAACTTGTCCGCCACACCCAGCTTGTCCAAGACCCAGTGGAGGGAATCCACCAGGGCCGTGATGGGAGAAAGCACCCAGTCAGTGATCGCTTGGCCCATGCGCTTCCACTTGGCTTCATTCGTGAGATCGAACAGAAGCGATCCGGCTGTCTTGAGCATTTTGACAAACGGTGTGGACTCCGGATCGATTTCGCTGAGCCACGCGATCAGATCCCCGAGGGCTGAATCACCACCCTCAATGAAAGTCAAAATGTCATCCGCGATCAGAACGATCAACGCCCCGAGCGCGAGGAAGGGAGCCGCGGCCCCGACCCAAGCCGCAATGGCCGCCGCGGCGGCTCCCGTGAAGGAAAGTCCGAGGGTCACAGCCCAAGCCGCCAGACCCACCACGGCTGAGGTGATGGCGAAGATCGCCACGGTCACCACGGTTTCGTTTTGCGTGAGCCACCCGAACAAATCGATCACAGCCCCGGCCGCCAGGATCAGGTGCTCAAAGCCGGTGGACAGGGCGTCCACGGCACGGGCCATCCCCTTTGAAGTGAGGGTCTTGCTGAGCCGGTCAAAGAGATCGGTTACCTTAGCGATCAGCGGGGCCGCGAACTTCTTTTGAAGCGCGTCAAACGTGAAGTTCAGGCGCTTAAGCTGATCGTCGTAGCGCTCACCAGCCTTGATCGTTTTGGTGTCCAACACCACACCCATGGCCCGAGCCTCAGCGCGCAAGGCTTCCACCCCGTCCGCGCCACGGTTCAGGAGCGGGATCAGTTCCGCGCCTTGCCGGCCGAACAACTTGAGGGCCAGGTTGGTTTTCTCCACACCGTTGGGGAGTGTTTGGAACTTGTCCGCCACGTTCTCCAGAATGTCCTGAACCCCCAACATCCCGTTTGCATCCTTGATCTTAATTCCACGGAACGCCTCAGCGGCTTCCTTGGAACCAGAGCCGGCCTCAGCCGCGGCCTTGCTCAGGAACTTGAGCCCGTGTGTGAGACCCTCAGCGCTCGAATCGCTCAGGGTGGCCGCATATTGGAGTTCCTGGAGGGCGTCCGCGGCAATGCCGAACTGTTCGGAGACCATGGACACCGTGTCCGCGGCCATGGCAACTTTGTGGATCGAATCAAAGCCCTTGGTCACACCGGCCGCCACCAGGTCCGCCATTTTGAGCGCGGCCACCTGGACCTTATCCAAGAGCGCGAAAACATCCGCGAACTGGCCGGCGTCAACCTTAGCCCCCAGAACGGCCACAAGTTCTGAAACAACCATTGGACCGCTCATGATGATCCTTTCTTTTCCTTCAAGCGCCTGAACTCTTGGATTGCGTCCAGTGCTTCGTTACGCCTCACCACGTCCATGAAATTGTAGTGGGTCTCAATCTCGTGCAACGTGGCCACCCGCTCAACCGTGATCAAGCGTTCCACCGGCCAACACACCAAGGGGTTTAGATCTTGGAGGCTTGGCCCGGTGGTCTCACTCAGGACGCGGGGGCCGCTTCCTTGGCCTGGGTGAGATTGAAAAAATCCCCGTAGTTCACTTCCAGCGCGAACATGAGCACCTTGAAGATCTCGAACGGCTGGCCCCTGAAGATCTCACCCAAGTGGCTCTTGGCCTCGGGGTCCACTTCATCCCGGCCGGGGAAGCGCGCCACACAGCCCGCGCTCAGGAGCTTGTTGAGGGTCTGATCGAAGACCTCAGGTGTGAGGTTCTGTGACAGATCCGCCAGGAGCGCGATCTTATCCTTGCCCTTGGCCGTGGCCAGAGCCGGCCCGAACTTCGCGGTCAGGGTGATGAACAGAAGGGTGGACTTCATCCCGTCCAGTTGGTTGATGGAAAGGATCACAGTCCCGTCGTTGGTCTTGAATTCGCGGCTCTTGGTTTCGATCATTTTGTTACCTCAGGGGCAATGAAAAGGCGGGACCGGGAACACCCCGATCCCGCCTTAAAGGCTACCGCGATCGGTGGTTAGGTTCCACCAACGAACACGTCCAGCTTGCCCAGATCAAGGGTCCATTCACGGCCCTCAACCTCAGCACCGTAGGACACGTCCGCCACTTTCTTGACCCACGCTTCCGGGGCGTTGGCAACGGTTCGGCCGCTGGCGTCCTGGAGCGCGAAGACCTTGGTATTGAGCCCGGTCAGTTCATCCTGAGCCAGAGCCGTGCTCAACATGTCGTTGGACGCGCTGGTTTGCTTGAGGGTCAGAACCGCGCTCCCGCCCTTGTTCGCGTTCATGGAGCGGCTGGTTTCCCCGTCCGCGCCAGTGTGCTTGGTGAAGCTGTCTTCGTCACGGGTGACAACGATCCCCGTGCCGTCCATGAACCCGGAGATCAGAACCCCTCCGTAGGACACGGCAACTTTCTTGAAATCAAACGTCTTGGTGGTCATGATCGTTTTCCTTGTCTGTCAGGTCTGAAATTAGACCGTGACGGTTCCCGTGATGTTGACGGCCTGAATCGCACCGGCCAGGGTGCCGGTGAACGTGATCGGCTTGAGGCGCCTGGCGAGCTTGTCAGCCGGAGCCACCGCGGAGACCTTGGGCGCGATGACCACGGGGGCCGGGTTGTCCGAAAGCACGCCAGCATCAACCGCCAGCGCAAGCCGGCTCTTGACCGCACCCACCACCACGGACGCACCACGATCCGTGAACGGGATCTTATCCGCGTTGGTCAGGGCCGTGAACACGTCCGTTTGCATCCGGCTTTCCAGCCAGTCCCGATCGCGGATCACGTCCAGGTATTCCCCGGCCGCCCCCTTACCGTCACGGGTGATGCTCACACCACCGTAGGAGGTGAACCAGCCCGCGTTGGCCGCCTTGAGGTTGGTGAGGTGGGTTTCAGTCAGGGCGTCCGTGTCCTGGCTTGCGAGCTTGCGGCCCCAGGCCGTGACCGCTCCCGGTTCCTTGGGGAGCATCGAACCCAGGAGGGCCGCGCCTTGGAACTGATCGCCACCGTGCTTGTAGAACACCTGTGAGCGGTACTGGTTGGCCGCCTTGACGGTCAGGGCCACGGTCCCGCCCGTTGCGAGAATGACCCCGGTGTCTTGCGTGCCGAAGATCGCAAACCGCTTGTTGGTCTCCACCCAAGCCGCGGCGGCCACGATCTCAGCTTGGCCCATGGTGGTCATGGTGACCCCGTAGAAGTCCGAGTTCTCCAGAGCGATGGCGGCCAGGTCCGTGGCAATGCCCGGATCAACGTGCGTTTGCTTGGCCGTGAGGCGCGAGGTGTCGTTGACGGTCACAGAGAACCACTGACCAGCAACGGCCGCCTTGCAACGGACGTTGGTTCCCGCGCCAATGTCCGTGGCCACCACCACGCCGGCCAGCGCGTTGATCGCGGCAACCAGCCCGGCCACGATCTCAGCAACCGTTGCCGTGGCATCGGAGGTGAAGGAAGCGGTTTCGGTCACGCCGGCCGGGTCGGTCACGTTGACTGAGTAGACCGTTGAGTTGAGCGCGGTGGGGAACAGATCCACCTGGAGGTCAGGGGCCAGAGCGCGGCGGCCGATCGCGAAACGATCCACCGTGGGGTTCTGAGCGATCAGCTTGGACGCGGCCTTGTACGCAGCGTCATTCACCGTGAACGTGTCCGCCAGCATGGCCGCCAGGCCGTCCGGCGTGCCCGCGTAGTAGCGGATCCGCTCAGCGAACCGGGTGTGATAATCCACGATCAGCGGCACACCGAACCCCGGCTGAGTCACCTGAGTGGTCAGAGTGGAAACCGCAACGTTCACAATGTCAGAAAGTGAGCCCATGGATCTTTTTCCTTTCAGCTATACGTGCCGGTGGATTCGGCCGTTTCAATGAATGTGGTTGCTTCCTCGAACTGATCCGCATAGCGGAACCTGAGGGTCAGGGTAGCACGGCCCTGATATTGAGTCTCTAGCACTCTTGGCAAATTCAGGACAGACCCGAGGCTCACCAGCGTAAGGCCGGCCGCCTCGATCGCGGCCGTCATGGACTCGGCTTCCAGGGCTTGACGCATCCCCAGAAGCACGGCCCTTGCGCTCTTGGCCGCGGCCGTTGAGACCACCCCGGGAGTGAAGGCCCTCACGCGGATCTCAACCTCAGCCAGGCCAGCGGACTTCAAGAGGATCTCTTGACCGGACACGGGGGCCGGGTTGTCCGTGACTGTTTCCTCAGGGCTCCCGATGCGCGGGAGGTCCTCAGAGAAAAGGGAGAGGTAGGGGACGCCGGGGGCCGGGTTGTTCTGGCCCTCCCAGATCACCAACGCCCCTGAGTAACCCGAGGCGGCCACCACGATCGCTTGGATCGAATTCTCCAGCGCGTTGATATCGGTCACGGTTGCCATGGCTCAGGTCTCCGTTCCATCAAGGGCCTTGGCCGTGGCTTCCCAGTAGTTCCCCAGAACGTTCCACGGTTCCACGTGCTCAACCTCATACGCTTGGCCAGAGATCGTCACGCGATCCCCGTTGCGCAATTCGATCTGAGCAAACAACGTGAAGCGCTTTTCAGACTCGGAAAACCCTTCCATGTCCCGGGCCCACTTCTGCCCTTGAGGTTGAGCACTCACCTTGCCTGTGGTGGTTGAAGCCACCGTCTTGGCGTTGGCCTTGCCCGTGGTGGCAAAGCTGGTGTTGTAGCGGGTGACCGTGGCCGTGTCTGGGCTCAGGGTTCCAACGAAGCTGGAGAGATCGAACAAGCTCATTTGGATCCTTTCTTGGCCCCAGTCTCAACCTTCCACGTCACACCACGGATCATTTGAACCGTGTCCACCAGTGTCCGGGTCTTGCCTTTC